CATGATGCAAGGTACCGTCCATTTGCATTAGATACAACTAATGCTGGTAACCAGCAATTCTTCACAGTTCGTCGTTCTGGAATTGATCGTATTGCTAACACTTATGGTACACGTGATATTGATCAACCAATAACTGCTGGATTTAATATTGCTGACGTTCTAGTTGGTACAACAACTGGTGCATCTGCTGAAATTGCAAGCAGTTTCATCAACAATGCAGATATTGTTAAAACCTTCAAGTACTATGGTTTAAATACCATGTCTTCCATATCATTCGTGAATGGTGAGCAAGTTCAAGTACAAGGTGCAACTGCTAATAATGGTTATGTAATGCAGAGGGTTATTAGAGATGAGAACCAATTAGGTTGGATCAAACTTGAACTAGTTCAGGGAACTATTTCTGCTGGTCAAACTATTGAAGGTGTTGACTCTGGTGCAACTGCTATTGTAACTGCAGTGGTTGAAGATCGCATGTTGATCAACACTAAGGTAGGTGAATTCCTACAAGGTGATTGGATGTTTAAGGATACCACTGCTACAGAAGCATATCTAAGCAGTTATGATAATAAGTCAGGTGTTCTTACAGATAATAGCGGTGGTCGTGTAACAATAGACGTTGAAACTATTACTGGTGCCTTCCAGTCTGGTGATATAATCTACGGATCTAAGACAGAAAAAATCCTTGATTTTGTAGGCATTACAGATGGTGGTTCTCCAATTACAATTAACACCTACATACATGGTGAGAAAGTTAGAAAACTAACATTATCTCAGGTAATTACAGACAGTGAGTATTCTGGTACATTTGTTAAAGGTGATAAGGTTTATCTACTACAAGGAACCACACCAACCAATCCTGGCTGGTGGGGATATGTAACCAAGTATGATTACAGACCTGACGATAACGTTAACGATCTCTATATTGCTGGATTGCAAAATTACTGGACAGGTGATGCATCAGAACCAACAACTGAACCTGATGGGTCTTTAGCCGCAACTGGTGGATACAACATTGGTAAGTTTGATAACTTACAGAACTTCCCATTAATCTATGCAACAGCATCAAACTACACTGAGACAGGATACTCTTCATACGGTAAGATAATTGCTATCGAACAATCTGGTATTACTGCCCGTTGTTGGTTAGAAGATGTACAAGGTGATTTCGTAGATAACATGACAGTTAAGTCCGATGGTGGATGGATCGCTGGTGTATCAACTGCTCAGAATTTACTTGGACGTGTTGATCGTTACTTCCGTGGATTTGACGGTACGCAGACACAGTTCAATCTTACAATCTCTAATGGTCAGCAATATCTACCTGATCCTGCTGGTCACATGTTGATCTTCGTTAATGGAATTTTACAACCACCTGGTGCTACTGGTGCTTACACTGCATCCTCAGACATTATCACATTTGCTGAGGCACCTGATGTTGGATCTGATTTCATCGGATACTACATTGGTAAATTACGTCAGTTGGATGATATTTCCTTCGAGTTTGACTCATTAAGATCTTCATTCAACCTTAAGCAGAGTGGTGGATTCTACTCATTAACACTAACTGAAGGTGTTCAGTCTAACGTGATTAAACCAGAGAATAACATCATGGTTTCACTCAACGGTGTTATTCAGGAACCAGGCGTAGGTTACGAACTAGTTGGTTCACGTATCATCTTTGCTGAAGTCCCACGTGCGGGAACAACATTTGTTGGATTCTCCTACATTGGTTCTGACGCAGACGTTATTGCTGCTACAGTCGTACCTCCAATTGAGGCAGGTGACCAACTCTTCATCGAAGGTGAAGATGAGATTGTTCCACGTGAGGTTGCACTAATTGAGTCTTCCAATTCTCTTGTAACATTCGAATATACTGGTACTGTTAAGGGACGTAATGCTGCTGCATTGGCAAGTGTTCGCTCTGGTACTATCGAGCAAACAATAATTACCAACCCAGGTAACGGTTACACTGAGACTCCTTCAGTTAGTGTTATTTCATCTACTGGATTTGATGGTCGTGTACGTGCCTTAATGGGCGTTGCTAGAATTGATATTGGATCTGCAGGTATTGGATACGCACAACCAATCGTTGCTGTAGAAAATACCGTTGAAGATACATTTGTATCTCCAGATGGACCTCCAGTTAACGGTGGATTCGATGTCTACGCAGGTGAAGGAATTAATGCTCAAACTGGTGAACCAATAGAAATTGAAGCTGGTCTAATTGCTATCACACGTAATCCTTCTAACGTAACAGTTAACCAAGGTCAGACTGCTAGCTTCACTGTTGTAGCACACTTCAGTGCTGCAGATGGTGATCCTGCTGAAACAATAGTCGGACTTAACTATCAGTGGCAAGTCAAGCAGTATGGTGAAACTGCATGGGCTAACATTACTGGTGCTACAGCAGCAACATATAACAGTAATGCAACTATACAAGCTGATGACGCAGATGAGTTCCGTGTTGCAATCACTTATGCTGGTGCAACTCCTGTTTACTCCAACTCTGCAGTCCTATCTGTACAAACTGGTAACACAGTCGTCTCCAACTTCGATCCATCCCAGATCTTTCAACAATAAATAATCAGAAAAATGAGTGCTACCGCCACTTACAATCCAGGCACAAATATCTTAGATATTTCATCTAACGGACTACCTAGTCCTGTTACGTTTGGATCATTCCCCAACCTGAATAACCCCAATACGGTTACTGAACAAGATTTCGATCATGATTTCACATACCGTGGTGGTACCTTTGGTATTGAAAGAACATTTGATAGTAATGCATTTACTCAGGAAGGGTATGCTATAAACATTACATTATCTTCTGCAGATAATACATTATTGGGTGATGAAACTACAGGAATGATAAGACCTGGAGATAATTTGTTATTTAAATTTAGTGATGGTAGACATCAAATGTTTGTTTATAATGGGACAACATTTACTTCTAGTAATGGATATTGTTGGAGATCTACTGATACTAATTTACAGTTAGTTACAAGTACATCTCAATATGTAAGTGGTACATACACATATTATGATCAAAGAAATGGTAGAACAGAAACACCATTAGGTGCAGTTGGAATGGTTGCAAATGGTGTTGTTATCTTTAACCCATCTGCAGGTCTTGGTGGAAACCCACCCGCAGGATTTAATTGGAATGCGCATTATGAATATTCACCTGTAGATTTTGGTGATGATTCATGTGGTGGTCATCCAGAACAGACTGGACAGTATCATTATCATGATACGCACTTTATTGAGTGTTGGAATAATAATTCTATTATGTCAACATATAATGATTACTATGGTCTGAGTCAGTATAACGGTGATTCATTAAGACATCCAGATGGACATTCAAAAGTCCTTGGTTATTCATTTGATGGATTCCCTGTGTATGGTCCTTATTCATACGTAGAACCATTTGGTGTTAGTAGTGGTATTAAGACTATGAGGTCTTCTTATCAATTGAAAGCAACAGAGACAGCAGGAAGACCTGCTTATGGAAACTCATTAGCAAATCCTTCTGCTGGTTCGTTTATACAAGACTGGGAATATAATGAAGGTCTTGGTGATTTAGATTACCATAATGGACGTTTCTGTTTTACACCAGAATATCCTGCTGGTACATATGCATATTTCCTTAGTGTGACTGAACAGGGTGATCCAGGTTACCCTTATATGATTGGTGTTACTACTAGAGAAGTATTAGATCAACCAGCAAATAATGGTGCTCAAGCACCAGCCGCACCTCCTTCTGGTGGTGATGGTGAGGCACCACCAGCAACACTACAGATTGCTGCACAACCTCAGAATTCTACTGTCAATTCTGGTCAAACTGCTACGTTTACCATCTCGGTCAGCATTAGTCCTCAAGATGGACCTAAGACATATCAGTGGTACAGATCTACAGATGGTGGATTCGCATATTCAACTCTCAATGGTGCAACTTCATCTACTTACCAGTTTACGGCATTGTCGTACATGACTGGGTATAAGTTTAAGTGTGTTGTTGCAGGTCCGACTGGTGATACACCAGCTCAGAACTCTCCACTTGAATCTGATGTTGCTACTCTTACTGTTACTGGTGTGGGTGGTTCAACAGATAATACATTCGATAATACTAATGCAACGTTCGACAGTACAACAAGTCGATTCGATCAAACCTAAATAACATTGTAAAGGACTAGAAAAAGATGGCAAAACAGTCTATTGGTATTGGTTCTTCTGCTAACGACGGCACGGGTGATACCCTTCGTGATGGTGCAGTTAAACTCAATTCCAACTTCGATGAATTATATACGAAACTTGGTAACAATGCTGATTTGCAAATCAACATCGGTGCTGGTATAACAGATAACCAAGTATTGAAATGGAATTCATCAAATACAGCATTTGAAGGTGCAAACTATGATGCATTGACATCCGATTTAGATGTTGGTGGAAATTATATTGTCTCTAGTTCTAGTGGTGATGTGGTTATAAAACCAAATGGTACTGGTGATATTAAATTTTGGGCAGGTGGTAGTGGTCAAGCATATGCTGTTTGTGATGGTGCTGATGGATATTTTAAATGGAATGCTCCTTATACTGATGAGGCAAGTCTTCCTGCAGCAGGAACATATCATGGTATGTTTGCTCATGCACATGACACAGGTAAAGGATATTATTCTCACAACTCTGCTTGGATCCCTCTCATCTCAGAGAACAGTAGTGTAACATTATTAAGTGACGTTGATACAACTGTTAATGGTGGTCCTTCAGATGGACAAGTTCTTAAGTGGGTTGCATCAACATCAAAGTGGTCACCTGCTAATGATGAAACAACTTCTGGAGGTGGTGGTGGATCAACTCAAAACCTTTTTGAGACAATTAATGCTGATACTGGTACAACAACTGCAAGTGCTGCTACTGATACATTAATATTTGCTGGTGGAACCAATATTGCTACGTCTATTGCAGGTGATACTGTCACGATAGCAATGACAGGGACACTTGGTGATCCAGACCAAAACCTTTTTTCAACAATTGGTTCAGATGCGGGTAATAAAACTGCAGCAAGTACAACTGCTACTATTAACCTTCTTGGTGGTACTGGAGTTAGCACTGCTGTATCAGGTGATAACCTTACAATAACAAATGATGCCCCAAATGTCGTACAGAATGTCCTCCAAACGGCAACTGCGGATACGGGTTCTTATACTGCTGCTGCTAGTGATTCTACTCTTACTGTTTCTGGTGGGTCCAACATATCTACTAGTATTACTGGGAGCACTCTTACTATAAACAGCACTGCTTCAGCATTACCAACAGTTGCAGAAGGTCAAAATATTGTTGCTACTGCAGCAAATACTATGGGTGCATTTGCATCTCCAGTATTGTCTTATGTGACTACTAATAATGCTGCTGGTTCATATAGACTTACAGGTCCAGGTGTGAATAGTAGTACAGATAACCCAACACTATTCCTGTACAGAGGATTTACATATAGATTCAATAACAGCGGTCCAGGTACCAACCATCCATTTGAATTACGTGTGGGTTCAGGTGGTGCTGCTCTTACTGATGGTGTCTCTGGATCAACTTCTGGAGTAATAGTATATACGGTTCCCATGACCGTTGCTGCTGGTACAACTTATGTTTATCAGTGCACAATACATGGTGCAATGGTAGGAAACCTCACTATAGTCTAATATGGCAAGAACAGTCCCAGGATCAGGTGCATCTATAACACCAGTCTTTAACAGCACTTATGGTGTTAAAGATATTTTTGTGGTGTCTGGTGGGACTGGATATACTGCTGGAGATCCACCAAAATTAGTTATTTCTAATTGTGGTACTCCTGTTCGTGATGCAGTATTACGTCCTGTCATTAATACTGCTGGAGAGATTCAGTCTGTAGAGATTATTGATCCAGGTGAAGGATATGATCCATTAAGACTTGTAGTTGAAAGTACTGATGCTGGTTCTTTTGGTGCAGATGCAGATTTATTTTTAAAAGAAGATGGTAGCATTGATCTGATACAGATGCGTACCAATGGTGATAACTATTTTGGTGGTACTACAGCAAGATTAGAAGGTGGTGGTGGAGCAGGTGCAGAATTGGTACCTGTTACTGGATTTGTTACTGGTTTATCATTAGAGAATCAAGGTAGAAATTATAGTAGAGATGATGTAACTATAGTTATTAGTGGTGGTGGAGGTGAAGGTGCCACTGGTATTGCTGAGGTTAATGAGTTTGGTAAGTTAGAAAATATTACAATTAGTAATGAAGGTGAGTTCTTCGAAACTCCTCCTATCATTCAAATTATTGGTGGAGGTGGTAGTGGTGGTACTGCTGAAGCACAGATTAGTCTCGGTAAGATTACAGATATTACTATCACTAATCCTGGTGGTGGATATAGTCCTGATCCATTAAAGGCACCTGATATAATTTTCACCAGAAATACAAACTTAATAAGAACAACAAGAAATCGTCAATCTTTAAATTCAGTAGTATATAACGTTACTGGTCTTACTAAAGATGTTGCTGTTTCTGATGTAACTATTAACGTTGAAACTACGAATGCATTTCCTGGTTCTGGAAAAGCGTTAATAGGAAAAGAACTTTTTCGATATACCTCTAAGACTGCTACCCAATTTAAAGGAATTAGTAGAGGTATTAATTTTAAATATGATCAAAAAGTAACCTTAGATACATTGCAGGATGATCCTGGGACTGGAATAACTGGGTATCAATTTACCATTAATGATAGAGTTCGTCGTGTACAAGAAAATAGTGATAATAAAATTGCTATTGTATATGATTGGAGACCTGCAACAAGAGATTTATATCTAGTATTCCAAGTAGATGAACTTGCATTTATAGATGCAGGTCGTTCTCAGACAGAAGCATCAATCGTTGCATTCGTTGCTGGTGTTGCAAGTTCTACCAGTACGGGTGTTGAACCACACGTATTACTTGATTCTGTTGGCGATGAGATCGTACTCTTCACTGAACCTTTAACGGTATTTCCGAATAAGACATTTGAAGATGATGACGAATTGTCTGGTGCTGGTGATGGTATTCCTGACCTAGTGAACACTGGTACAGATTATGAATATGAAACTAGTTTGGATGGTGGTCTTGCATCTTCACTATATGGTATTGAAGAGACAGTTGGTGGACAGAATACCACGCTATTAGCAATAGGTGATTCAATCTACGATGGAAGTCAATCACAATTAGTTGCCTCAGTTCAGTCTGCTGGTCAACTTGGTGATGGTGAAATACATCTTTCAACATATCGTATATCAAGTAAGACTTGGCCAGTTACAACACCTTTTCAGGTTAACGAAACTGTTTCTGGTTCTACTACAGGGGTTACTGCAGTTGTAACTGCATGGACTCCTGCCTCCGCTTCTGGACAATTTTCATACTTAGATGTGAAAACTCCTACAAACAATGGCGCAGAATATCAGTTCACTACAGCAGAAAATGTTGTTGGTGGAACATCTGGTGCATCTATAAAACCTTGGGAAATCACCTACGACTCCCAGTTGAGAAACGAACCAGAGTAAACTCACATAAATAAAAAGAAGGTAAACGCAGCTAAATGGCACTACTTACTGACCAATTTAGAATTTTTACTGCCAATAAGTTCATCAAGGCTTTAGAAGGACCAGATCCAATACAGTCTGATGCTGCTGCTGGTGCCAGTAGAGATCGTCTATACGTCTTCATAGGAAGACCTCAAACATGGGATAATGAAAATAATCCACCTACTCCTGTAGATTCATTTCAGGAATTTTCTGATGTCTACGATGATTTGATATCACTCAAACGTGTTTTAGCGAATGATGTAATTCAAGTTATAAGACGTGTTGACTGGACTCCTCCAGAACAGACCACTGGTGGTCTGGGTTATGTTTATGATATGTATCGTCATGATTACTCCTCGACTAAAACGGCATCGTCTGGTGCTACGAAATTATACGACGCAGATTTCTTCGTTGTTAACTCGTCCTATCAAGTTTACAAGTGCATTTACAACGGCACATCTCCTTCTGATCCTAATGGTAAACCTTCTACTATTGAACCTACAGGAACGTCCACCAGCATTATCACAACTGCTGATGGCTACCGTTGGAAGTATATGTACACGATCCCT